AGGATATACAATGATGGAAGATGCTATGTTAATACATAGAATTGTTAGAGCTCCTGAAAAACGTATTTTTTATATTAATGTTGGAAATATTGCTCCAAATGAAGTAGAAAACTTTATGCAAAAAACTATTTCTAAAATGAAACGTACTCCATATATTGATCAAGAAACAGGAGATTATAATTTAAAATATAATATGCAAAACCTATTAGAGGATTTTTATATCCCTGTAAGAGGTAATGATCAAGCTACTAAAATAGATAATTTAGGAGGTTTACAATATGATGGGATTCAAGATGTTGAATATTTAAGAGATAAAATGTTTGCTGCCCTTAAAGTACCTAAAGCTTTTATGGGTTACGAAAAAGATTTAACTGGTAAAGCTACATTAGCCGCTGAAGATATCAGATTTGCTCGTACAATAGAACGAATCCAAAGAATATTAATTTCAGAATTAACAAAAATTGCATTAGTTCATTTATATACTCAAGGTTATACTGATGAAAATTTAACAAATTTTGATATTTCTTTGACTACCCCTTCTATTATATATGATCAAGAAAGAGTAGCTTTAATGACAGAAAAAATGGCATTGGCTCAATCTATGATTGATAGTAAAATAGTCCCAACAGATTGGATATATGAAAATATTTTTCATTTCAGTGAAGATCAGTATGGTGAATATAGAGATTTAATTTCTCAAGATGCTAAACGTAGATTTAGACTTGGACAAATAGAAAACGAAGGTAATGATCCTTTAGAAACAGGTAAATCATATGGTACCCCTCATGATTTAGCTTCAATGTATGGTCTTAATAGATACAAAGATAATTCAATACCAGATGGTTATGATGATGATTTAAAAGATGATGATAGAGGTAGACCAACAGAAAACCCTACAGATAAAAATACTCAAGATAATGCTTTTGGAAAAGATAGATTAGGTAATAAAGGGATGAAAAATGATAATGATGAGTCTGATTCAATAAGACCATCATATAAAGGTGGATCTCCATTAGCTTTAGAAGCAAAGTCAATGTATAAAAAAAATAAAAATATGTTTAAAAACATGAAAATTAATAGTAAACAATTAATATTTGAAAAAGATATTAAAGGAAATTCACTATTAGATGAATCTCAAATACGAGAGTAATATTTTTTTATATATTTATAAATAAACAAAATTTTATACAATGACGATAAAACATTCAAAGTATAAAAACACTGGTGTGCTTTTTGAACTTTTGATTAGACAAATAACAGCAGATACGCTAGATGGGAAAGATTCTCCTATCAAAACATTGCTTAAAAAATATTTTGTTAAAACAGAATTAGGAAAAGAATATAAATTATATGAAACTTTACTTAAAAAAACTTCTTTAACAGAAACAAAAGCTAATGTAATTATAGATACTTTAATTAATTCTTCAAAATTATTAAATAGAAGACTAATCAAAAAACAAAAATATAATTTAATTAGTGAAATTAAAAAATATTATGATTTAAATAAATTTTTTAATCATAAATTACCTAATTATAAAACACATGCCGCATTCTATACTCTTTTAGAAATAAGCAATTCTAAAAAATCTTTAGATCCTGAACAAATTATTTCTAATAAAGTAACTATATTAGAACATTTAACTGTAGCTCCTATTAAAAAAGATCAAGTAAAAGATGATGTAATGAAAGAGATAGACAACTCAGGTAATGATGTTCGTTTTCTTACATATAAAATATTAATGGAAAGATTTAATTCCAAATATGATGATTTAAATAATAGTCAAAAATTGATTTTAAAAGAATATATTAATTCTGTAGATAATACGACTAAATTAAAAGAATTATATGAAAATAAAGTTAAAGAAATAAAAGAAAATTTAACTATTTTAAATAAAAAAACAAAAAATAAAGTTACTAAAATTAAAATTAATGAAGTAATTTCTTTAATTAAATCAATTCCAAAACAAAAGAAAATAAAAGATAATAATTTAATTGATCTAATGCAATATTATGATTTAATTGAAGAATTAGAAAAAACAAATGGATAAACTTAAGGAATTAATAAAATCAAAATTAAAAGAAATGTCTACCACCTCACAAGGTGGTGCTTCTTTTTCACCTGGTGAGGGGGCTCAATATGCTACTCCATTTGCTTTTCGAAAAAATAAAAAATCTAAAAGCCCTGCTAATATTTATTATTATAAATTAGGATTTAAACCTGTGCCTAAAATTAAGCCAAAATCCTATGATATTAAAAAATTATTTGAAAAGAAAAAATTAAATGAATTAAATAATTTTCAAAAAGAACGTATTGCTGCGTTTGATGATATTGAAAAACGTTTAAATGATTTATATCCTTTAGTTTCAAATGCTAAAAATGAAACAGCAGAATTTTATTCTGAAAACCCTGGTTCATATGATATTTTAAAATCAACTGAGATGATATTAAGTTATCTTAAAGATATAGAAAAACTATTAAGAGAAATAAAATGAAAAAAACATTACAGGAACAATACCTTTTAATAAAAGAAGGAAAAGGACATAAAGATGTATTTATAAAAGAAGCAAAAAATCTTTTCCCTAATTCTATCAGAAGTGGTGCTAATTTTAAAGAAACATCTGATGTATTGAAAAGAAAACAAATTATAAAAGAAAATATTGTAGAGATAGGGTCTATTAATCAAATTCCTAAATCAAAAAAGGAATCATATGAATTAGCTTTTGAAAAATTCTTAATAGAAGAAAGAAAAAAAGATTATTTTGAGGATGAAAAAGCTGAACTTAAAAAAGTTTCTAAACAAGTAGAAGAAGATTTAAGCCACATGTATGATTATAAAGATAATAAAAATATTAACAATGTTATCTTTGACCAAGTAATGACTGGTTATTATGCAGAAATGAAAGATCCTAAAAATAAAGATAAAACAGTAGATCAATTAAAATCTATTGTACTTAAAAATTTAGCTAAAAATCCAATTTATTATACTGAAAAAGGCCAATTTGGTGATTTAGATTTAGGATATACAGTAGATGCTCCTGGTTTAGGTGAACCAAAAGAACCTAAAGGACCACATAAATCAAGTGGATATGGTACTTTAAGTGAATCAGTTAATGAAAATACAATGACTGATATGTATGATCTAGCTAAAGAATCAAATGATATAGAATCATTCAAAAACGCATGGTATGATACATACAGTCGAGGTGAACAAGATATAGATGCCGACACTGATGAATGGTTAGAAACAATATATAAACGAGCGAATAGTGAAGGTCATAAAGCTAGTTTAGAAGAAACTCAAGTTAGAACAGTTGTTAAAGAAATTATTCGTCAAGAATTAAATGAAAATGTTCAAAAACGTCTTCAAGAAATTGAAAAAGAATCTCAATATGAAGTTTTAAGTACTAAAGCTGATAAAATCCAACAAGAAATTGAAATGCGTGAAGCTAGGCTTACTAGATTAGATGAAGATGAAGATATGAAAGATCTTTTAGATAGTAAAAAAATAAAAAATTTAAAAAAAGAAATTAAAATCTTACAAAAAGCAGCTAATAAAGTAGCTAAGGTATTAGATAAAGTAAATAAGAAAAATGCTAAATCTGATGAACCTAAAGAAGACAAAAAGGAAGAAATAGTTGATGAAGGTGAAACAGGAGATGCTCTTTCTAATATAGTTGATCAATCTAAAGAAGCAGGACAATCAATTGAAGATGAAGTAATATCTAAACTAGATAAACTTGAAGAAGATGAAGAATCTGAATTATCTCAATATACAATGGAAGCTGAAGAAATAATGGCTGAAACTGGAGATATGGATGAAGCTTTAAAAACAATCCCTGAAGAATATAAAGAAGATGTTAAAAGACATTTAGAACCTAGATTTTAATAAAATCCCCATGAGTAAACAAATCTTAATAGAAACTAGACAATTTAAACCTAACCCAGTTACTATAACTGAAGTTAGTGGTGACTTAGGTGGAAATATAATGGTAGAAGGTATTTTAGCTACCGTTGAGGTTAAAAATGGTAATGGTAGATATTATAAAAAAGATTTGTGGGAACGTGAAATTAATAATTTCCAAAAGAAAATTAATCAAAAATCAACAGAAACTTGTGGTGAACTAGACCACCCAGATTCACAAATAATTAATTTAAAAAATGCATCTCATGCTATTCGTAGTTTAAGATGGGATGGAGATGAAATAATAGGTACAGTTGAAATATTTTGCGACCCAGGAGATAAAGGAACTAATTCAGGTCGTATAGCTGGAGCTATAGTTAGAAATGGTTTAATGATTGGAATATCATCACGCGGTATGGGTTCATTAAAACAAGTAGGTGAAATAATGGAAGTTCAAGATGATTTTGAATTATTAACTTGGGATTTAGTATCTAACCCTTCTAATCCTGATTCTTGGATGTTAAATTCCTCATTAAATGAAAATATATCACAAACACCAGATTCATATTCTAAAGTTAATTCGATAGTAACAGAAATACTTTGTGCTAACGGTACTTGTCCTATATTTTAATTTTTCTCGCGACTTTTAATCCTCCTTACATACGTATAATTGAATATACCACCATTTAATCACTATGTGGTATCGACAATTAAATTAATCTATTACGTTTACTAATAAACGTACTTTCCCAACAAAAAATAAATTTAGGAAAATGGCAACAAACAGAAATTTGCTTAAAGAAGCAATCGCTGATGCTAAAGCCGTTAAAGAAATGGCAATAGCAAATGCTAAGGCAGCTCTAGAAGAAGCTTTTACACCTCAATTGAAAAATATGTTATCAGCAAAACTCCAAGAAATGGAACTTGAAGAAGAAGATCTTGAAGAAGAAACTTCTAAACCTCATGGAAATATTGGAGAAAAAACTCCTGAAGGCGAACCTATGGGTTTTCTAGAAGAAGAAAAAGAAGATGATATGATGGAAGTTGATTTAGAAGAACTTTTAGCTGAATTAGAAGAAGAGGAAAAGATGGAACTCAATGAAGAAGAAATGGAAGATGAATCACGTGCTGAACGTGCCGACGTAGACAAATACGAATACGAAAAAGGTAAAGAAGCAGGTGAAGAAAATGAAATGGAAGGAGAACCACTTGACCTTGAGGATATGACAGATGAAGATCTGAAAAAATTCATCGAAGACGTAATCACAGATATGGTTGAAACTGGAGAACTTGAAGCAGGTGAAGGCGCTGAAGAGGAAGAAGGAGAAGACGTAGATGTTGATGTAGATGTTGAAGATGAAGAAGAAGTAGATTTATCTGAACTTCTTAAAGAAATCGAAGATATGGAAGAAGATATGAAATATGAAGAACCAGTCGACGAAGCTAAGGAAGATTTAGATGAAGCTGAAGATTTAGACAAAGCTGAAATTAAAGATGAGCTTGCTAAAATTAAAGATGCAGCTAAAGAAGAAGGAAAATTAAACGAAGGTTTATTAACTGAAGGTTTATTTGATCCTGCTACTTTACAACAGGTAATGGATATTTTAGCAATGAAAAGTGTAATCCCAGCAGCTCAGATAACATTCTTAGCAGGATGGGTAGCTAAAGTAGCCGCAATGGGTGGAGCTATTGGATTTGCAGCTAGAAAACTAATTAAGTTTGCAAAGAAAGTAATAGCAAAAGCTAAAGGTGATAAAGCAACAGCTGATCTTAAAGAAGCATATGAAACAATTGAAACCCTTCAAAAAGAATTAAAGGAAATCAATTTATTAAATGCTAAACTTCTTTATACTAACAAAATATTTAAGTCTAAAAACTTAAATGAATCACAAAAGGTTAAAGTATTAGGTTCATTTGATAATGCAACTAATGTAAAGGAAACTAAATTGGTGTATAACACTTTAAACGAAGGTATTAAAGTTAAAAAACCATCAATTGAAAAAACTTTAGGTAGAGCATCTAAATCAACTAATGTACCTAAAACTGTTAAAAAACCTATCGTTGAGTCAAACGATGCATATTTAAGAATGCAAAAATTGGCTGGTTTAATTAAATAAATTTTAAAACTAAAACAAAAAAACAATGTCAAACATTAATTCATTACTCGAATCCTCTGCAAACGGTTGGAAAAACATGCAGAGTGACGCAGCAAGAATGGCTGCAAAATGGGGCAAAACAGGACTTTTAGAAGGTCTTGGCTCTGAAATCGAGAAAAATAGTATGGCTTTGATCTTAGAAAACCAAGCAAAACAATTAGTTACTGAGCAATCAGCAACTAATCAAGGCGGAGGTACTTTCACTGCAGGTCAAGGTGCTCAATGGGCTGGTGTAGCTCTTCCATTGGTAAGAAAAGTATTTGGTAGTATTTCTTCAAAGGAATTCTTATCAGTACAACCAATGAATCTACCATCAGGTCTTGTATTTTTCTTAGATTTCCAATATGGTCAAAACAAAGAGCTTAACTTTGGACCTGCTGGAGATGTTTATAGTGCAACCGCTTCTATGTACGGTGACACAAACCCAGGTGCTGGAGCAGACCCAAATGGTGGTCTTTATGGAGCAGGTAGATTTGCTTACTCTATTAACCAATTCTCAGCATCAGTAACTCCAACATGTACTACAGCTTCTTGGTCTGATTTAGACTATGCTTCTGATTTATCTGCTTCTGTTGCTGCTGGAAAATTCACTAAAGTAGCTGTAGCTGCTTCTGGATTAACTAGACCAGATCATAAAGGTGTAAGAGCATTTGTTATTTCTTCTGGTTCAAGTTTAAGTAAAGCTTCAACTGCTTTATTATTACCTCAGTATACAAATTCAGATGGTACAACTATTAACTTTATCTTTACAGGATCTGTTAATACTGCTAATGTTCCAAGTGCTTCGGCTGCGGATCAATTTATATTGTATAACCAACAACCGGTTGATAACAACAGAGGTGACTTTGAAGATGCTGATGGTGCAGGTCGTCCAAATGCTGAATCTGATACAACTTGTTGTGCAGGTGACCAATTAGCTATCCCACAAGTTGATGTTAAACTAAAAAGTGAAGCTATTGTTGCCAAAACAAGAAAATTGAAAGCACAATGGACTCCAGAGTTTGCTCAAGACTTAAATGCTTATCAATCATTAGATGCTGAAGCAGAATTAACTTCTATCATGAGTGAGTACATTTCATTAGAAATTGACTTAGAAATGTTAGATATGTTAATCCAAGACGCTTCTGCAGCAGATGAGTATTGGTCAGCTAAAGGTAATAATTACCTAGCAGCAGATAAATTATCTTGGAAAACAGATCTTGGATTTTATAACACACAAGGTCAATGGTTCCAAACTTTAGGTACTAAAATGCAGAAAGTTTCTAATAAAATTCACCAAAAGACTCTTAGAGGTGGTGCTAATTTTATGGTAGTTTCCCCAACAGTTGCAACTGTCCTTGAATCAATCCCAGGATTTGCTTCAACTTCAGATGGTAGCGCTGATCAAATGAAATATGCATTTGGTATCATGAAAGCAGGACAATTAAACAATAGATATAATGTGTTTAAAAATCCATATATGACTGAAAATGTAATTCTAATGGGTTACAGAGGAAATCAATTCCTTGAAACAGGTGCAGTATTCTCACCATATGTTCCATTGATCATGACTCCTCTAGTGTACGATCCAGACACTTTCACACCAAGAAAAGGTCTATTAACTCGTTACGCTAAGAAAATGATCCGTCCAGAATTTTATGGTCGTATCTTTGTAAATGATTTAAACACTCTATAGGAGATAAATAATCATAAATTTTAAAGGAGCCGAACGAAAGTTCGGCTCTTTTTTATTTTTATAATATTTATAATCAAATGTTATAATATGTCTATACAAAACACAGATAAAAAACCACCTAAAGGTCCAGTTAAATTTTCAATAACCCTCTCAGAAGAACAAAAAGCAGCTAAACAAGCTATACTCCATCACCCATATAATTTTGTAGTTGGAAAAGCAGGTAGTGGCAAAACTATGTTGGCATGTCAAGTTGCACTTGATATGTTTTTTAAAAGAATGATAAATAAAATTATTATAACACGCCCTACTGTTTCAACTGAAGATAATGGATTCTTACCAGGTTCTGAAAAAGAAAAAATGGAACCATGGTTAGTACCTATTCGTTCTAATATGCGAAAAGTATATAATAAACCTGTTATATTAGAAAAAATGGAAAATGAAGAATCTATTGAATTAGTTTCTTTAGCTCATTTTAGGGGTAGAACATTTGAAAATTCTGTAGTTATAGTTGATGAATTTCAAAATTTAACAAGATCTCAATTAGGAATGGCATTAGGTAGATTAGGTAAAGGTTCCACAATGATATTTTGTGGTGATAATCAACAAATAGATTTAAAAGATAAAAATTATTCTGCAATTCATGATATGGCAAAAATTGTAGAATCAGAATATGTGTATAAAAGAATATTACTTGACAACCATAGACACCCAGCAATCGATGAAGTCTTTGAAATGTTAAGTGGAATGTAATTTTTCCAACATTTCTTTATATTTATAATAAAATATAAAGATGGCTTCTACTCTGACTCCTACATCCTTTAATATAACAATTACTGAAGAGCAAATAGTTAGAAATAATATAGTTAAACATGAAGTAACACAAACTATAGGAAATATTACTAATGTTGATCATAGAGTACTAACATGTCCTGTTAGCACATCTATTGATATTTTTAATGTTAATGGATCAACTCCAGGAGCAGGAACATTCCCTTCAAGTAGTTTAAAATATGCTCGTATAACAAATTTAGATAATACTTATAATGTTGGTGTAACCGTTAGTGGTTCTCAAGGAAAATTTGTCCAAAATTTAACTCCAACATCTTCAATGTTTTTAGTAAGTTCTGAAATTGCTTTTGAAAATTTTAGTGGTAGTTTTAATGATGATGTAGCATATGTTCAAGTATATGCTATAAGTGGAAGTGTGGATGTAGAATATACTTTAGTAAACGCATAATATTATGAATATACCTGTTTGGCCCGGATCTAGTTCTTTTTCCCCTGGTAATACACCTTTTGGGTTTTATGATAGTGAATTAGATTTTCAAACTGATATTGATAAATTTTCAGTTTTCGCTTCAAGACGTTTAGGATATCCTTTAGTAGAAATAGAATTACAAGATTTAAATTTTTATGCTGCTTTTGAAGAAGCTATAACTACTTATGGTAATGAAGTTTATGCTTATAAAGTAGCTGATAATTTGTTATCATATGAAGGAGCCCCAACTACTGTAGCTCCGGGTAATGAAGAATTAGTTGAAGAAAATTTTGCTAATATAGTTCGTCTTTCAAATCAATATGGAGAAGAATCAGGGGTTGGAGGGAATATTACTTATCATAAAGGTATTTTACCTTTAACTTCTAGTAAACAAACTTATGATTTAGCTCAATGGGCTATAGATAATAATATTGAAGGTGGTATTGAAATAAAAAGAGTATATTACGAAGCCCCACCAGCCATAAATAGATACTTTGATCCTTATGTTGGTTCAGGGACAGGAATGATGCAAATGTTAGATAATTTTGGTTGGGGAGGATATTCACCTGCTATTAATTTTATGTTAATGCCTATCAATTATGATATGCAAGTTATTCAACAAATAGAATTTAATGACCAAATAAGAAAAGCTCAGTATTCTTTTGAATTAGTAAATAATCAATTAAAAATATTCCCTATCCCAAGAACTAGTGGAATGACTAATTTATGTTTTCAATATATTTTATTAGATGATAGAAATCAACCATATATTGATAGAAATGGTAAAGAAATTATAACTAATGTTTCTAATGTCCCATTTGAAAATCCAAATTATAATAAAATAAATTCAATAGGACGTCAATGGATATTTGAATATGCATTAGCTATAACAAAAGAAATATTAGGGTATGTTAGAGGAAAATATTCAACTATTCCTATTCCTGATGCTGACATGACATTAAATCAAGATGCCTTAATTTCAGCAGCAACAACAGAAAAAGAAAAACTAATTGAAAAATTAAGAGCTCATTTAGAAACAACTTCTAGAGAAAAATTACTAGAAAAAAAAGCAAATGAAGCTGAACATCAAAACAAAACCCTGGGTCAAGCCCCAATGAATATTTTTATAGGATAATATGGCAATATTTGGTTCCATAAGAGATGCATCATTAATTAGACACCTCAATAGAGAGTTGTTACATGATGTTATTACTCAACAATGTGCTGTCTATAAATTAAAAATAGCTGAAACTAAAATAAATATCTATGGTGAAGCATCAGGTGCAAGATATTATCATGAACCAGTATTACTAAATTGTTTAATAGATAGAGGGGAAATGGAACAACCTACTAATGATTTTGGAGTTGATTATTCTCGTGAAGTAAATTTTAAATTTTTCAGAGATGATTTAGTTGATTCTAGTACTGTACCTGAAGTAGGAGATATAATATTATATTATCAAGATTATTTTGAAGTAGATACGGTAATAGAAAACCAATTATTTTCAGGAAAAGATCCTAGATTCCCATATGATGTTAATCCATTAAACCCAGGATTAGAAGGGTTTGGTATGGATGTTTCTATAATATGTAAAACTCATTATACTTCTGCTGATAGAGTACAAATTACTAAAGAAAGAATATAATGCCTGAATTATCTCCTACCCAAAAACTTGATATATTTAATGTAGTTGTTTATAAAAAATTTAATAAATCAAGAGATATTAATGAAAATCAACTATTAGATATGGTTCAAACCCAAACAGATTATGGAGATCCATATGAATATACAAATTCAACTTCTCTTGTTTGGAATGAAAATAATTCTTTAATTCTTAATTTTAAAAGAAAAACTTAATAAAGTTTAAAAATATTCATTAATAGTTTCATATTTATGATAGTATGGCAAAAAATAAAAAACCCGTTCCTAAATCTCAAAGGCAAATATCTAATGAACAGATAAACCCTTATATATTTCCCGAAACTGGGGAATCATATGGTAATCCTAATATCCCTTCTAACTTTAATCAATTTACTTCAGAAGACCAAAGTGGAAATGACTTTAACCGTTCAGAAAAATTATCTTTTAAAGGAGATAAAGTTAAACCATTTACTATTGGTTTACAAGATATAGATGAAGCTATTTTATATTATTTTAAAAATGTTATTCAACCTTCGGTATATCAAAATGGTACTAAAATAGAAGTTCCTGTCATATACGGTTCACCTGAAAGATGGAAATCAACTCAAAAAGAAGGATATTTAAAAGATAAAAAAGGGAAAATAATGTCTCCTATTATTATGTTTAAACGTGATAATTTGGAAAAACTTCGTAATGCAGGAAATAAATTAGATGCTAATTCTCCTCATTTATATACAAGTTGGAAAAAACATTATAACCCCAAAAATTCATATGATAATTTTTCAGTATTAACTAATAGAAAACCTGTAGAACAATTTTATGTAAATATAATTCCTGATTATGTTAAATTAACATATAATTGTGCTATACAAACTTATTATGTAGATCAACTTAATAAAATAATAGAAGCAGTTAATTATGCTTCTGATTCTTATTGGGGAGATCCTGAAAGATTTAAATTTAGAGCTTCAATTAATTCTTATGACACTCCTTTAGAACTAGTAGTAGGACAAGATAGAGTAGCCAAAGCAACATTTTCAATAAATCTGTTAGGACATATTATCCCAGATAATATTCAAAAAGAAATTAATTCTATTAGAAAATATAATAGTAAATCACAAGTTATTATAACTTATGAAATGTCTAATTCAATAGAAGACTTAAATAAAAAATTAAATAGACATTAATATGGCGGCTTTACAAGGAAAAACAAAAATAAAAAGAAAAGGAGTTCATGCAAAAACTAAACAAAGTAAAAGCAAACAAAGTAAAAATTATGTTAAAACAAAAAAAGGACAAGGAAAATAACATGATCTCCATAATATTTATAAATAAAACATTAAATAATGGCTAAGAAACTTTCTAAAGATACTATAGTTACCTTAAATATTGTTAGACCCTGGCATGTGTCTCAATCTGTTGATGCTTTTACAGGAATAGATGATTATGATATTTCTTTATCTGGATCTTTTAGAGTAACAGGCTCAACTTTCCTTTCAGGCTCAACATTTATTAGAGAACTTTCAACAGGTTCTCAAGCATCACTTGTAACAATAAATCCAACTACAGGAGAATTATTTCAAACGGCTTCTTCAGCTTTTTTATCATCATCAGTTGCAAATCCAATTGCTGGAAATGATACTGATATTCAATTTAATCAAGCTGGTGTACTTGGAGCAACTGGTTCATTCCAATTTTTATACCCTAAACAAAGTTTTAAACAAGGTATGAATACAACCGTTCAAGCATCTGGTTCTCATGCTGAAGGAAGAGATACAGTTGTTAGTGGAGATGCGGCTCATGCTGAAGGATTTACAACAAAAGCAACAGGAGGGTATTCTCATGCAGAAGGCCAGTTCACTTTATCCTCAGCAAGAAGTACACATGCTGAGGGAGCTTATACATCTGCTTCTGCTCAAAGTGCACATGCTGAAGGTCAATCTACCCACGCATCTGGTCTTCAAGCTCATTCTGAAGGAAAAAATACATTAGCTAGTGGAGAAGAATCTCATTCTGAAGGAAATAAAACAACAGCTTCTGGAAATTTTTCTCATGCAGAAGGAACAGGATCTATTGCTTCAGGAGCAGGGTCACATGCTGAAGGAGGAATAACTTCAGCAGATGGAGCATATGCTCATTCTGAAGGAGTTGAAACATTAGCCCAAGGGGCTGCAGATCATGCTGAAGGATATCAAACCACAGCATCTAGTGCAAACTGGCCTGCTGGTGGAGGAGCAGCTGTAGCTAATCATGCTGAAGGTTATTTAACTAAAGCTTTTGGTATTGGTTCCCATACAGAAGGTCTTCGTTCAATAACTTCTGCATCTTATGCTCATGCTGAAGGAGCTGAAACATTAGCAAGAGGGGATGGATCACACACCGAAGGACAACTAACTACAGCATCAGGAGTATATGCTCATGCTGAAGGATTCCAAACCCATGCAAGTGGAGCTTGGTCTCATGCTGAAGGGTATGTTACTAGTGCTTCTGGAAATTGGTCTCATGCTGAAGGTATATTTACTACAGCATCATTTGATTTTTCACACGTTGAAGGAATTGGAACCTATGATGGTGCAAGATATCAGCATGTTGTAGGTAAATATAATGTAACATCTTCAATAGAAGGAGCTTTTATAGTAGGAAATGGAACAAGTTCAGCTGCTAGAGGTAATTTATTAAGAGCAGCTGGAAATTTAGTTGAAATTACAGGTTCACTTGTTGTAAGTTCATCAACACCTACATTTATAAGATTAGGTGATGGTAGTGTTTTCCAAGTAAGTAACCCAACAGGCAGTATGAAATTTAATGGTACTGCTAATTTTACAGGTTCATTTAACCAATCAGGTTCTATAACAGTAAACGGACCTATTAATATATCAGGTTCAGGAACAGTATTAACAACCAACCAAACAGGTTCTTTAAATGTAGCTACAGCATCATTTGCACAAACAGCATCATTTGTTGCTCAAGCTATTACGAATGCGTCTAATATTGAAACAAATTCAACAAACATTGGTAATTTAACTTCTGTTACTGGAAGTTACGCTATAACAAGTTCAAATACTTTTGTAGGGAATCAAGCTATAACAGGTACATTATCTATAACAAGCACTGCAAGTGCTGCATATGTTAGTAGTTCATTTATTGGAAACGGAGCTTTAATAACAGGAGTTATCACTGCGAGTTTTGCTCAAACAGCGTCGTATGTTGCTCAAGCAGTTACAAACACAACAAACATTGGTAATTTAACTTCTTTAACAGGAAGTTATCCAACAACAGGTTCAAATGTTTTTATAGGAAATCAAATAATAACAGGTTCATTAACTTCTACAAATACTGCAAGTGCTGTTTATTTTGATGGTGATGGTTCAAATTTAACCAATTTACAAAGACCAATTACTACAGTAAGTGCAAACCCATTTACAGCAAGTTCTGCTACTGCTGGTGGGTATTTTAGAGTAGGAGGAAATATTACATGTTCTATATTACCTAATGCATCTGCATCTTGTGTAATTGGAACTGAATTTGAATTTTTCCAAACATCTTCTGCAGGTAATTTAAATTTTGCAACTTCAAGTACTGCTGTTACTTTAAATTCAAAAGATGGAAATATAAATTTATCAGGACAATTTTCAGGAGCAACTCTTAAAAAGGTAGGAACTAATGAGTGGGATTTAATAGGTAATTTAGGATAAAAATAAAAATATGAGTATAGGAGCAAGATTTGGAATATTAGCATCATCAGGAGGAGTATCTCCTTTAGTAAATACAAAATCAATAGATTTTGATGGTACAGATGACCATCTTTCTGGATCAGGTACTTTTGATGCATTGGATGGCCTTGAAAAAGCTTCTTTTAGTTTTTGGATTAAACCTATATCTGATGCTACTACATTAAGATTTATATTTCAAATTGGTAGAGGTAGTACTGGGTTAAATAGTCAAGTAGAAATGTGGTTATATGAGGGTAATAGAATTCAAGCAGATATAAATGCATCAAGTGTATTTGTAAGAGGTGATATATCTTCTATAACTTATGGTTCTTGGAATCATATAGCATTAGTTATAAATGGAGGTGCAAGTACAAATGCGGATAAAGGTAAAATATATGTTAATGGTGCTAATGAAAGTACATCTAATAATCTTAGCAGTTTTTCAACTTTTCCAAATGCAGCTGATGAATTATTTATAGGTGAAACTAAAACAGGACATTACAATCCATTTTTAGGTAATATAGATGAAATGGCTATTTTTGTAAATGAAGAATTATCTGCCGCTAAAATAACAACACTTTATAATAGTGGTGTTCCTACAAATTTAAATGGATTTAGTCCAAAACCTACACATTGGTGGAGAAATGGGGATGGGGATACATTCCCAACTATAACAGATCAAATAGGTTCATATAATTTATCAATGGTTAATATGGTATCTGGAGATATTGAAGAAGATGTACCAAGTTAAAAAATAATAAAATATATAAATTATGAGTAATAATAGAACATATGCAACTGCATTAACATCAACAATAAATAATGTTGATTTTTCTCAAGTATATGAATCAGCAGAATCAACAGTCAGAAAATCATTAGATAATTCTCAATTTGTTTTAAAATGGGAAGCAACCCAAACCCCAGATTTTATTATAAATGGTACAGTAACTACAACTTGGACGGGTAGTCATGAAGATTGTTTAACATTAATGGCTACATCGACTTGGGCAGATACTGGGTCAATTTAAAAAATAAAATATTATCCTATTTTATTATATATTTATAACAAAAATAAATGGCAAAGACGTTATCTAAAACAGGCATTACAACTGGAAATACAGTTGAAGCCTTTCATGTTACTCAATCTATTGATGCTTTTTCAGGTACTGATGCTTATGATATTACTTTATCTGGATCTTTAATAGTAAGTGGGTCTGTTTCTATAAACAGTTTAGAAGCAACTGCTCAAAATAATGTTGTTACTTACAATACATCAACAGGAAAATTATTCTATACAGCTTCAAGTACTCTTGATACAACTGTTGATACTAGTTCTTTTGTAACTAATGATCAAACATCATCTTTTATTGTAGAATCAGAAACAGGATCTTTTTATATATCTTCTTCAGCTGTTCTTAATGTCATTACATTTAATCAAGGAAATGGAACAACGGATATTATAACTGTAGATACAGGAAGTAGTACTTTAGATACTAGTTCTTTTGTAACTAATGATCAAACATCTTCATTTGCTACAAATGCTTCAACAGCTTCACTTTTAATTACAGCATCTCATATACCTTTAAATACATCTCCATTTGGTGCTGTTCCTGGTAATATTAGATTTACAAAAGGAGATAATACAACAACATTTAATGTAACTACTGGAAAAACTTGGCTTACTTGTAGTGGTACTACAATGAATGTACCCTCAGGAAGTTATGGAATATATATCAATTATACAGGTTCTGGTGCTATAACTTTTGATTTAACTGGATCAAATATAGGAGATGAAGTCGAAATAATTAGTGGACCTAAATCAGATGGTCAAGTAACAGTTGATTATGATACTGGTTTATTAAGATGTTGGTTTACTCAGTCAGTAGCTGGTGGTAGTTTTACATTTAAAAAGGATTCAATAAACCCCCAACCAACAATGAAATGGGTATACATAGGTGGAGATACATGGCATCTTAGTAGGTATATGGATGCTAGATTAGGTGGTGATTCTGGTGTAGCTCTTGATGATGTAATCCAAGTTAATGCGTCGTAAATAAAATAAAAATAAATATAAATGGAAACAGAAGTTACAACTGAAAAAAAGTTCTTAGAAAAAGAAGAATTAGAAAAATTACATGAAATTCAATCAAAAACAAAACAATTAGTTTTTGAATTAGGAGAAATTGAAATGATTAAACTCCAATTGGATAATAGAAGAAAACAAGCTGAAGATTTTTTAGAAGCCACATCTATAGAAGAAGGTGAATTAACTAATTCTTTAGCTGAAAAATATGGTCATGCTAATATTGACCCTAAAACAGGCGAAATTACTAAATTAGATTAATCTAATTAAAAATACGCCATATTTATAATAAAATTTAAATTTATCAACAGATGAATGAAACTCTTGTATCGCCTGGTGTATTAGCTATAGAAAATGACCAATCATTTATTTCAGAATTACCAATACAAGCAGGTGCAGCTATTGTAGGTCCAACTGTTAAAGGTCCTGTAGGGATCCCAACATTATGTACTACGTATAGTGATTATCAAAATAAATTTGGTTCTACTTTTATAAGTGGTGGATATGAAACCTCATATTTTACATCCATTTCAGCTTATAATTATTTTAATAATGGGGGAGGATCTTTATTAGTAACTAGAGTAGTAAGCGGATCATTTACCCCTGCTACTTCTTCAACTATACCAACTACTACAGCTGCTTCTTCAGCTTCTGTTACTATTGATTTAACTGGGTTTCACCCATCAGGATCATTTATTATAAATGGAATAACTTTACAAGTTACAGGAAGTACTCTACCAGCTAATACAGATACTATAATATATTTTACATCTGGTTCATCTATTGCTAATACAGCAACATCAGCTTCAATTGTTTTTAATGCTAGTAGTTCAATAGCTCCATATAGTTCTTCTTTACAATTTATAAGTGCTAGTACTTCTACAACAAACACAACTTTTACATATATTGGTTCAAATGCATTGCAAGGAAATGCTATATCATTTACTTCAGGGAGTACAACTTCTTTTTTTGGAGGAGGAACTAATACAGAAGCATTTATTTTAGAAACTCTTTCTGAAGGAGTAATAATGAATAGTTCTGGATCTTTAAATTCTAATGGGGTGCTAGATAGTGGAACAACTGAAAATTTAAGATGGGAAATACAATCCCCTAATACCCAATCAGGTGTATTTACATTACTTATAAGACAAGGAAATGATTCATCATTATCACCTTCTATTTTAGAAACTTATACTAATTTATCATTAGATCCAACACAACCTAATTATATAGAAAAAATTATTGGAAATACAAATCGAACTATTGAACAAGATGGATCTGATTATTATATTCAAGAGAATGGAGAATATCCAAATAATTCAAGATATGTTAGAGTAAAAAGTGTGCTTACCCCAACACCTAATTATTTAGATAATGCGGGAACAGCAAAAAACCAATTTACATCTTCAATCCCGTTTTCATCATCAGGTGTTTTTGATGGAGCTCAAGGAGAAATTACTTCATCTCTTTCAAATAAGTACTATAATGAAATATCAAATACAAATACTCAAGGACTTGTAGCAGATAACTATTCAATTTCATTTAATGTATTATCTAATAAAGATTCTTATCAATATAATTTTATAACAGTTCCTGGATTAATAGATTCACCCTCATATTCAAGTCATGTTTCAGTAATAAGCACTCTTATATCAAATATTCAAAATAGAGGGGATTCAATGGTTATTTTAGATTCATCAACATATGGTGATAATACTTCAACAGTAATAACATCAGTTGCTGCTAGAGATACTTCATATGCTGCTACTTATTATCCATGGATTATGACTGTTGATCCTAATACAGGACAATCAGTATGGGTTCCCCCATCTACTATGATACCAAGTGTTTATGCTTTTAATGATAGTGTATCTGATCCTTGGATAGCCCCAGCAGGAGTAAATAGAGGTACTATAGGAACAGCTGTTAAAGCAGAAAGATTTTTATCTAAAAATTCAAGAGATTCTTTATATCAAGAAAATATAAATCCAATTGCAACTTTTCAAAGTAATGGAGTTACAGTATTTGGACAAAAAACATTACAGAAAAAACCTAGTGCATTAGATAGAGTAAATGTAAGACGTTTACTAATTGAACTTAAAAGTTTTATTTCACAAATAGCAGATACTTTAGTATTTGAACCTAATAATGTGACTACAAGAAATACTTTTTTGTCTCAAGTCAATCCATATTTACAAACAGTTCAAGAAAGACAAGGTTTAACTTCTTTTAGAGTTGTTATGGATGAAACTAATAATACTAGTACTACAATAGATAACAATGAACTAATAGGAGCTATTTTTCTTCAACCTACAAGAACAGCAGAATTTATTAGATTAGACTTTAATGTATTACCAACGGGAGCAACTTTCCCTTCGTAATATTTAATTTTAAAAAAAAATAATAATATTTATAATAAAAAAATAAAATGGCAAATTTCTCTATCTCTCCTGGAGTAACATTAAATGAAATAGATAATACATTTTTACTAGGACAACCTGTACAAGCAGGCGCAGCTATCATAGGTCCCACAGTTAAAGGACCAGTTGAACAACCTACATTAGTAACTTCTTATTCTGACTACCAAAGCATATTTGGAGATACATTTGTAAGTGGTAGTGGCTCATATTCATTCTTAACATCCATTTCAGCTTATAGTTATTTTAATTATGGAGGAGAATCATTATTAGTAACTAGAGTAGTAAGTGGTTCATATACAGCTGCAACCTCTTCATTTATTGCAACAGGATCTGGAAATCTTTCAGGTTCAGGAGTAAATAAATATTATACAGCAACTTCTGGGGGTCCATTTGTTTTAGAAACTATTGCTAAAGGTGTAAAACAAGATAATGATAATATTGTAGGTTCATATTATTCTGATGGTTTATTACCTGATGGGACAAAAGATAATCTTAGATTTGAAATATCTAATGTAAGTACTTCATCTGGGTTATTTAATATAACTATAAGACAAGGAAATGACTTGCAAAATAAAAAAATAGTTCTTGAAACTTGGAATAAAGTAAATCTTGATCCTGAATCTGATAGATATATTGCTAAAGTAATTGGTGATCAAACATTAACATATGATTCAACTAATGAACAAAATGTTACAACTGGGGATTACCCAAATAATTCAAGATATGTTAGAGTAAAAACAGTAAATAGCAAAATGCCTACATATTTAAATTCTGCAGGTACTGCAAATCCTTCTTATGTAGAAAAAATGCCATTAGCTGGAAATGGAACTTTTGGTGGAGGAACAGGTGATATTGAAGGAGAAGCTCTTTTTTATGACAATATTTCTTCTACTAATACACAAGGTTTATCTGGTACAGATTACGATATTGCTATTAAATTAATGAGCGATAAAGATTCATATAAATATAATGTATTATTTACTCCTGGATTATTTAATGATACTCACACATCTCAAGTTACTAATATTATAACAAACACAGTATCAAGAGGAGATGCATTATATGTTCCTGATATGACATTATATGCATCAAGTTTAAGTGAAGCTATTACACAAGCTGCATCTAGAGATACATCATATGCTGCAACATATTGGCCTTGGGTTAAAATGTTAGACCCAGGAACAGGAAAACAAGTATGGATACCAGCTTCAACAGTTGTTCCAGGTGTTTATGCTTATAATGATAAAGTAGCAGCTCCATGGTTTGCACCAGCAGGTATTAATCGTGGTGGATTAAATACAGTTTCATATGCAAAATATAAGTTAACACAAGCTAATAAAGATGATTTATATGAAGCAAATATTAACCCATTAGCCACTATTTCTGGAGAAGGAGTAGTAGTATTTGGACAAAAAACATTACAAAAGGAAGCATCTGCTTTAGATAGAGTAAATGTAAGACGTTTATTAATTGAACTTAAAAGTTATATAGGACAATTAGCAGATCAAATAGTATTTGAACAAAATACTCAAACAACTAGAAAAAATTTCCTTGCAAGAGTAACTCCTTATCTTGAAGGTGTACAACAAAAACAAGGATTGTATGCATTTAAAGTAGTAATGGATGAATCGAATAATACTCCTGCTGTAATAGATAGAAACCAATTAGTTGGACAAATTTATATCCAACCAACTAGAACAGCAGAATTTATATCATTAGATTTTATTTTAATGCCTACAGGAGCTGAGTTTCCTAGTTAAAAAAACAAAAAATTAAAATATTTATAATAAAACAACAAGAAAAATAAAAAGAAAATGGCAATATTAGATCCAAACGAAATTTTCTATACAGCTTTTGAACCAAAGCAAACAAATAGATTTATCCTTTATCTGGATGGTATCCCATCATATTTAGTTAAAGGAATGACTGCTATTTCATTAAATCAAACAGCTGTTGCCCTTAACCATATTAACGTTCAGCGTTACGTAAAAGGAAAAACAATATGGCAACCTATTACATTTACAATGTATGAATCTATTACTCCTTCTGGAGCACAAGCAGTAATGGAATGGGTACGTTTAGGACATGAATCAGTAACAGGTAGAGATGGATATAGTGATTTCTATAAAAAAGATATTACATTTAATGCTGTTGGTCCTGTTGGAGATGTTGTTTCTGAATGGATTATAAAAGGGGCTACAATTACAAGCGTTAATTTTGGAGATTATAATTGGGAAGATGATGGTACTCTTGTTAATATAACCGTTGAAGTCCAACCAGATTATTGTATTTTGAATTACTAAAATACAATATTTTACATATTATAAAAGCTCCACAATTATGTAGGAGCTTTTGTTTTTTCTTTGGAATATTAAATTATTGGTTATATATTACATAATATGAAGTTTTTAAAAACACTATTTTTTATATTTTTAATTAACTTTTTCCATTCACAACCGTGTAATGGAATTCAATCATTTACTTTAAACCCCCCTCCCCCCATTGCAGGTTATTCACCTGGAACAGTTGTAACTGTTTGTTATACAATGGATGGTTGGAATTTTAGCCCTGCTGTAGCAGCAGAATGGTTAGAAGGATTCTCAATAACATTAGGTACAGGATGGACAAATTTAACTCCTGGATTACCCCCTTCTGATTGTAATGAAACATCAGCACAAGGACATTGGATATGGTCACTAAATACAACTTCAACAAATACAGGAAATATAGCAGGCCCAGGTTGGTTTTATGAATATGGAGATCCTGCTTTTTGGAATAATAACGCAGGTGATGATTGGGGAGATTTTGGAGAAACTTGTATATGGTCATTTTGTTTTGATATTACAGTAGTTAATTCATGTAACCCTTTAGATCTAACAATAGTAGTTACCGCAGGAGGAGATGGTAATTGGGGAAGTTTTTCCAATGTATCTTGTACTCCTAATCCTTTTAACATATATAACGGAAATATAAACCCTACCCCCTTACCCCCATTAGGACCAATAAATCACAATTAAATAAAAGCTATGAAAAAAATCCTCTCATTATTATTCTTTTTAATAACATTTTTAAGTTATTCCCAATTAACAACAATAAATCCTGATACAGTATGTTATCAAACATCTGGTTCAATTTATCAAGTATCAAATGCACCTGGTTATGTTTATAATTGGGTAATTTTAGCTCCTGGAGTTATTACAGCAGGTCAAGGAACAAATCAAATAACAGTAGATTGGTCAGCAGCTAATCCAGGATTAATCGTAGGAGCAGTGACTGTAGACGCAACAAATGCTAGTGGATGTTTAAGTGCGCCAAGTGTATTAGATGTATTTATTTATGATGTCACCCCAATAATAAATGCATTAGGACCATTTTGTGAAACAGATCCTTGTGTGCCTTTAGTAGCTAATCCACCTGGAGGTGTATTTAGTGGAACTGGAGTTGTTGGTGGTGATTTTTGCCCTAACGTAGCAGGAGCAGGAGGTCATATTATAACATATACCTATACAAATGGAGGATGTACATTTGTTTCTACGATAAATATAGGTGTTAGCACACAACCAGTATTGTCTCCAATACAACATAACTAATGAAAAAATTACTCTATATATTATTATTTTTATCAAGTTGGTCATATGCTCAACAAGATATAGAACTGTGTGGAGATGAAAAAGAATTTAATTATTGGGCTCCTCATACAGGAGTTGGAATAACAGAATGGACTTTAACAGGTAATGGAGTAAATGATTTTTATACAGGTAATGAAATTTCAATTACATGGTCTGATTCAGGTACATACGTGTTATCTGCTATAAGATACGATGGACCCTGCCCTAGTAATGAAGTTACATATACTATCACGATTAAACAATGTGATAATTTAGTTTATTGGATACCTAATACATTTACACCAGATGGTGATTCAGATAATGAAGAATGGGGTCCTGTATTTACTGCAGGATATGATGAAAATTCTTTTTCATTAATAATATTAAATAGGTGGGGAGAAATTATATGGGAATCTAAAAATCCTAATGCTAAATGGGATGGAACTTATAACAATAAACCATGTCAAGAAGGTGTTT